TAACATGGGCATTTTAGCTGACAATCTTTTCGAGCCATTACGCAAATGGGTTGGAGGGCCAATTAAAATAAACTCTTTTTTCAGATGTGAAAATTTGAATCAAGCCATCGGCGGAAGTTCCCGCAGCCAACATTGCCAGGGACGCGCGATTGACCTAGATGACACCTTTGGACACAAAACAAATGCAGAAATGTTTGAGCATATAAAAAATAACCTGTCTTATGATCAGATAATATGGGAGTTTGGGGATGATACTAATCCTGATTGGGTACATGTGAGCTACGTTTCAGATAGTGAGAATAGAGGTAGAGCATTAAGAGCGGTAAAAGAAAATGGTAAAACAACATATCAAGTAATATGAGCAAGCCAAAAAAGAAATTTGGTCAAACTACGGTAGGAAAGTTACTCAAAGCTTCTATAGGACTAATCAATCCCACTCTTGGAAGTATTATACAAGGCGATATGTCGGTCGATCAGGTTGTTACCTCAATTAAAAACTCAGACGCACCAGCCGAAGATAAAGTTAGAGCTCAAGAAATGGTCCTAGATGCATATCAAGCAGAGGTAGAGGATAGAGCTTCTGCAAGACAGAGAGAGATTGCAGCCTTGAACGCAGGTTCAAATGATGTTCTTTTTAAAACTGTTGGGTGGGGTATCACCCTTTGTTTTATCGGTGTTATTGCGGGTGCGATAGGGTTGTGGCAAATACCTGAAGAGTCTCAGAGATTATTCGACATGGGATTTGGTGCAGTGGTTGCAGCCTTTACTCAAGTTATAGGGTATTACTTTGGGTCGTCGGCAGGCAGTAAACAAAAAACTAATTTAATGAACGGAAATGGCGAAAGCAATTAATATAGCAACTTATCAAACTAAATCAAAAGTTAGAAGACCAGGGATACACTCAAAAACAAAGAGTTCTGTTTTAAAATCTTCTAAGAACTACCGCAAATCATACCGAGGACAAGGGCGTTAAAATATTTGTATCTTTATATTCAAATTAAATCAAATCTAATGGATATAAGGAAAATCTCCGTAGGTCCAGATTACAAATCTGGGGCAATGCACTACATAGTAGGTCAAGAGATTCTTAATGGCAAATACTTTATACACCTGATTCAACAAGACTCCACTAAACAATCTATAAAGATATGGATTCAACGCAAAGACGAAATATTATTATGGAAAGAATTTAGTTCGGATGTCCCGGTATCTATAGAATATAATATTAACTTTTAATGAAATCACCATTTTACTTTATAGTTGAGCCTGTAGAGGGCAAACGATATAATAATACTAAAACTATATCAGGGTTAGATTTTATTACTAGCACAAGCGAGGAGGATTTTACAGTATCAAATCGAAAAGGTATTGTTAAGGAAGTTCCTTTAAACTACCAAGGTCCAATTAAAATTGGAGACATACTTTTAGTTCACCACAATGTATTTAAATATTATAATGACATGAAAGGCAGACAGAAAAGTGGTAAAAGTTTTTTTAAGGATAATTTATTTTTTATAGATAATGATCAGTTTTTCATGTATAATCATAATAATCAGTGGTATAGCCACGATAGATATTGTTTTGTAAAGCCAATTAAAAAACAAAACTCATTTATGTTTAAGCGTGGAAATGAAGAGCCACTAATGGGAGAAATGGTTTATCCTAATGAGTATCTTTTATCTCAAGGAATAAAACCAGGGGCACAAGTTAGTTTTCAGCCAGAAAGCGAATATGAGTTTGATGTTGATGGCGAGAAACTTTATAGAATGTATGATCATCAAATAACATTAGCGTTATGAACAATATAATAATAAATAATATTATTAAAGATCCAGATCAATATGTTAAAGATATACTTAGCGGTACATTTGTTGATGTACAAGATGGGGATAAGGTATTTAAAGGTATCCAAGTCAGAAAAGACGACGAGTTACAAAAAAAAATTGAAGTTGCATTTCCCAATTACGTGGTTACTTATAATTTTGTTAGACAGTCTCCTTTAAATCAAAAAGAACCTAATTTTATTCATTCAGATGAAATGATGGGTGATAAAACTATTTTATTGTATTTAAATAAAAACTATCCTAATAAAGCCGGAACTACTTTGTATCATAATGATACCCCAATGTGTGTTTTTTACGCAGCCTACAATAGAATGGTTATGTTTGATTCAATGGTTCCACATTCTAGAAATATATTTGAAAATTATGGATCGGGTAACCAGTCAAGATTAGTTCAAGTAATGTTTATAAAACTTAAGTCATGAACTCAGAATTATTAAAAGTCAAAATTATAGAAGCAGGCAGGAAAGCGGTAGAGCAACTTATTAAAGTTGCTAAAGAAGATATAATAAAGCCTGATCCAGAAGATGAGTTAGCGGCAGATAGATTAAAAAATGCAGCAGCGACAAAAAAACTTGCAATATTCGATGCTTTTGATATATTGAATAAGATAGATGCAGAGCAAGAAAACATAACAATAAATCAAACTAATGGAGAAAAAGTCCAATCTAAACAAGGTTTTGCAGAAAGACGATCAAAATAGATTGTTTTATGTAGTAAAAAACCTAGTGCCTAAACTTGTTCTAGGTAATAAAAATAAAGCTAAAACATGGATTTATGGTTATAGCAAAAAATATGATATGGTGGTCATATCTAAAAATGGGCAAATTGGAGATATAGTAAATATTAACGGATTAAACATAGCCCTACCTTTACGGCCAAAAAATATTGTTCAAGAATCTGACATTAAAAGTAAACAGTTTTGGAAAAGAAAAGACTTGCCTAAAGAATTAAGTCGAATACAATCTATATTCCAATGGAACGAAATGGCAAGTGTTTTTAAAAACAAGTGGGTTGATTATATAGAAGAAGAGTTTGATAGAAGAGAGGATGGGCATTGGTTTTATAACAATGGTAAGCCAACTTATATTACAGGTTCCCACTACATGTATCTGCAGTGGACAAGCATTGACGTAGGTTATCCAGATTTCAGAGAAGCTAATAGGATATTTTTTATTTTTTGGGAAGCTTGTAAAGCTGATCCTAGATGTTTTGGTTTAGTTTACTTAAAAATAAGGCGTTCGGGATTTTCATTTATGGGCTCTTCAGAGTGTGTTAACACAGGAACTTTGGTTAGAGATTCAAGGGTAGGCATCCTATCTAAAACAGGATCAGATGCTAAAAAAATGTTTACAGATAAAGTTGTGCCTATAGCAAATAGACTTCCGTTCTTTTTTAAGCCTATACAAGACGGTATGGACAAGCCAAAGACAGAACTAGCTTTTAGAATACCCGCATATAAGATAACTAAAAAAAATATGTATGACGCTGTTGATGAAGAGCTTTATGGTCTTGACACCACTATTGACTGGAAAAACACAGATGAAAACTCTTATGATGGTGAAAAGTTACTCTTATTAGTACACGACGAAAGCGGTAAATGGATAAAACCAAATAATATTCTAAACAATTGGAGAGTAACAAAAACATGTTTAAGACTAGGAAGTAAAATTATAGGCAAATGTATGATGGGTTCAACCTCTAACGCTTTGAGCAAAGGAGGAGATAATTTTAAAAAGCTGTATGAAGATTCAGACATAGAGACGCGTAATGAAAATGGCCAAACAAAAAGCGGTATGTATAGCTTGTTTATTCCTATGGAATGGAACATGGAAGGATTTATAGACAGGTATGGTATGCCTGTATTTCATAAGCCTGAGTCTCATGTATTAGGAGTTGATGGTGAAATGATTGGTAATGGTGCAGTAGATTATTGGCAAGCAGAAGTTGACTCATTAACCCAAGATGCTGATGCATTAAATGAATTTTATCGTCAGTTTCCACGCACAGAATCTCACGCATTTAGAGATGAGAGCAAAACTTCGCTATTTAATTTAACTAAGATATATCAACAAATTGATTATAATGATTCCTTAATTATAGAACAGCATGTAACTAGAGGTAAGTTTTATTGGCAAGATGGTGTTAAGGACACCCAAGTTATTTTTTCTCCTGATCCGAATGGAAGATTCAAAGTTTCTTGGATGCCTAATAAAAATATTACTAACAAAAAATATAAAAAGTTTGGTCATTACTTTCCTATGAATGAGCACATTGGAGCTTTTGGATGTGACTCATATGATATATCGGGAACCGTAGTAGGTCGGGGCTCTAATGGTGCCTTGCATGGTTTAACTAAATTTAATATGGAAGAAGCTCCAAGCAATGAATTTTTTCTTGAGTATGTGGCCAGACCTCAGACGGCAGAGATATTTTTTGAAGAAGTGCTCATGGCTTGTGTGTTTTTTAGTATGCCAATATTAATTGAAAACAACAAACCACGTTTACTTTATCATTTTAAAAACAGAGGTTATAGGGGTTTTTGTATGAACAGACCTGATAAGCATTTCAACAAACTTTCAAAAACAGAAAAAGAACTAGGGGGTATACCTAATACATCCGAAGATGTAAAGCAATCACATGCTTCAGCTATAGAGTCGTACATTGAAAAGCATATTGGATTGGATTTGACGGGCGCTTATAGGGATTCAACTTCTATGGGTAGTATGTATTTCACTCGAACTTTAGATGAGTGGGCGAGGTTTGATATAAGCAATAGAACCAAGTTTGACGCTAGTATTAGCTCTGGATTAGCTATAATGGCAAATCAAAAGAACCTATATTTACCCGAACAAAAACAAACCAAAATAAATCTTAACTTTGCAAGATATGCTAACAACGGAATTTATAGTGAATTAATCAAATAGATGGAAGACGTAAAAATTAATATTTCATCTGTAGGTTTTCCAAGTCAGTTTGTATCGGACTCAGAAAAAGCCACCAAAGAATTTGGATTACAGATAGGACAAGCGATACAATACGAATGGTTTAGAAAAGATTCCAATGGCTCTAGATATTATAGTCAGTGGAGAGACTTTAACAGATTAAGACTTTACGCAAGAGGAGAGCAGTCTATTGCTAAATATAAAAATGAATTAGCTGTTGATGGTGATTTGTCTTATCTTAATTTGGACTGGACTCCTGTACCTATACTACCAAAGTTTGTCGATGTTGTGGTGAATGGTATGCAAGATCGTTTATTTAAAGTCAAAGCTTACGCACAAGATGCTTTGTCTCAAGCAAAGAGAAGTAAGTATCAGGACATGATAGAAGGTCAAATGGCTGCCAAAGATATATTGACAACCGTACAAGAAAACACAGGCTTCGACCCCTTTATAATGAATCCTGATGAATTACCAGCCTCTGATGAAGAATTATCATTGTACATGAACCTTAATTATAAGCCTGCAATAGAAATAGCAGAAGAGGAAGCTATAGATACCATGTTTGCAGAAAACCACTATGAAGATATACGTAAACGAATAGACTATGACCAGATGGTTGTAGGCGTAGGTATGGCCAAACACGAGTTCCTTCCTGGTTCAGGCGTGAAACTATCTTATGTAGATCCCGCAAATGTTGTTTACAGTTATACTGAAGATCCCTTTTTTAAAGATTGTTTTTACTGGGGGGAAATCAAAACAGTCTCACTTACTGAATTAAATAAAATTGACCCTTCTCTGACCACTGAAGATTTAGAGAAAATATCTCAATATAGCCAAAGCTGGTATGATTATTTTAATACGGCTCAGTATTATGAAAACGATATCTTTTATCGTGACACTTGTACTCTAATGTATTTTAATTATAAGACCACAAAAAAGATGGTTTATAAGAAAAAGATAAACGACAATGGTTCTTCACGCATGATTGAAAAAGATGATACTTTTAATCCGCCAGAAGAAATGTTGGAAGAAGGTAACTTTGAGAAAATAGAAAAAACTATAGATGTATGGTATGATGGTGTAATGGTTATGGGTACTAATATTATTCTCAAATGGGAGCTTGCTAAGAATATGGTTAGACCTAAGTCATCATCACAACATGCAATGCCTAACTATGTGGCTGCTGCACCAAGAATGTATAAAGGAGTTATAGAATCATTAGTGCGCAGAATGATACCATTCGCTGATCTGATACAAATGACTCATTTAAAATTACAGCAAGTAATAGCGAGAGTAGTTCCAGACGGTGTATATATTGATGCAGATGGATTAAATGAAGTTGATCTAGGGACAGGCGCAGCATATAACCCAGAAGATGCATTAAGGTTGTATTTCCAAACAGGTAGTGTTATTGGTAGAAGCTACACTCAAGAGGGTGAATATAATCAAGGAAAAGTACCGATACAACAATTAACAAGCAATTCAGGGGCGTCAAAAACACAAATGCTTATAGCGAATTATAACCACTACTTAGACATGATACGATCTGTGACTGGTTTAAATGAGGCGAGGGATGGTTCAACACCTAATCCTGATGCATTGGTGGGTGTACAAAAGTTAGCTGCGCTAAGCTCAAACACAGCTACCCGCCATATATTAGATGGAAGTCTTTACATATATCGTACGTTAGCCGAAGCGTTAACATATAGGGTAGCTGATATATTAGAGTTCTCTGACTTTAAAGAAGATTTTGTAAATAAGATTGGCAAGTATAATGTAAGTATACTAGGTGAAATCGCTGATTTATATATATATGACTTTGGTGTATTTATAGAGCTATCGCCAGACGAGGAGCAGAAAGCTATGCTTGAGCAAAATATTCAAATGGCTCTTTCAAAAGGCGATATTAATCTTGAAGACGCTATTGATATTCGTGAGATTAAAAACCTAAAGCTTGCTAATCAACTACTTAAAGTAAAACGTAAAGCTAAGCAAGAGCAAGACGAGCAAAGAGAAATGCAAAAACAAGCTATGGTGGCGCAGCAGCAATTAAAATCTCAAGAGATGGCAGGACAAGTTGCAGTGCAAAAAATTGAATTGGAAACTCAAGGCAAGTTAAAGTATAAGCAAGGCGAAATGCAACTAGAGATTGAGCGCAACAAAGTGGAGGCGCAGCTTAAAAGCCAATTAATGGAGCAAGAGTTCAACTATAATCTACAGTTAAGGCAAATGGATGGAATGGCATTATCACAACGTGAACAATCAAGAGAAGATGCCAAAAGTCAAAGGATTAGCCAACAAAACAGCGAGCAGTCTAAACTGATCAATCAAAGGAAAAATAATCTTCCGCCTCAAAATTTTGAGTCTAATGAAGATAGTTTAGATGGCTTCGACCTAGCTGAGTTTGAGCCAAGATAGGCCTTAAAACGTATAAATATTTTATATAACTTTGTAAAATATAAAATCTAATCTGAATCAAATGGAAATTAAAGTACGAGAATTAACTGATGTTAAAGAAAAATCAGCACAAGAAGTTGAGCAAGAGCTTTTAGATAAGCATGAAGCTCAGCAAGAATTAAAGTTCGATGACGCACAAGCAAAAGAGTCCGAACAAGAACCAGAGGCTACAGAGGCTGAGGTAAAGACCGAGGAGGTACAAGATACAGTAAGCGAAGAAAAGCCTGAGCCTACTGAAAAAGAAATAACTTCTCCTGAATTATCAGAAGAAGACGTTCTTACATTTATTGGAAAAAGATATGGTAAGGAAATTAATTCACTAGATGAATTAACTGCAACACGAGAAGAAGCTGAAAAGCTTCCAGATGATATTGCAGCTTACTTTAAATATAAAAAAGAAACAGGAAGAAGCATTGAGGATTTTGTAAAGTTACAAAAAGACTATACCGATGTTAATCCTGAAACTTTGGTAAGAGAGTATTTAACAGTTACTGAAGAAGGTTTAGATCCTGAAGACATAGACTCACTAATGGAAGACTATGTTTATGATGAGGAGCTAGATGACGAATCAGTAATCAAAAAAACTAAATTAGCAAAGAAAAAGATTATTGCTAAAGCAAAAAGATTCTTTAAGGAACAGCAAGCTTATAAGCAATATGTGAATACGGCTCAAAGTCAGCAGGAAGAAGCTACTCGCAAAAGTGAATGGTTTGTTAAAAAAAGTAATGAATTGTTCAACAGTGAATTTAAAGGTTTTAAGTTCAATTTAGATGAAAGCGATATATACTTTACACCTGGGAGTCCTTCTGAATTAAAGAAAGCTCAAGAGACGCCAATGAATTTTGTAAATAAATTTATTGACGACAAAGGACTTTTAAAAGATGCAGAAGGATACCACAGATCTTTAGCTATAGCTATGAATCCAGACAAGTTTGCTCAGTTTTTTTATGAGCAAGGAAAGTCAAATGCTACTGAGGATGTAATGCGTAAAACAAAAAACATTAACATGTCTGAGCGTAATACACCAGAGGCAGTTGCAAAGTCAGGGTTTCAAGTTAAATCAGTTTCATCGCCTTCGAGCAATGGGCTAAAAATTAAAAGTATAAAGAAAATTTAATAATAACTTAAAATTTTATAATCATGGCAGGACAAGTAAAATCCACACCAACTTTTGCGCTAACGCCGAGTTCAGAACGAACTCCTACAGCTCAAAATTACATAACTAACTTTGACTTTTTAAACCAGTATCTACCTGATACTTATGAGAAAGAATTTGAGCGTTATGGTAACAGAACAATATCATCTTTCCTACGTATGGTAGGAGCAGAGATGCCTACTAACTCTGACCTTATTAAATGGGCTGAGCAAGGTAGATTACATACTAAATACACTAGTGTAGGAAGTGGAGGGGCACAAGGTGCAGACCAAGTTACTTTTCAAGTAAATGACGTACTAGACCCAGCAGCAGCAGAGCAAGTTATTAGAGTTGGACAACAGGAGCAGGTAATGCTGATGTTACAGTGTTTATTTACGGATCAGAATTTAAAAAAGGGACAGCAGGAATGCAAGGATCTCTTGAATCAAATGATTTCATCTTTGACAATAAGCCAATCATCATAAAAGATACTTATAATGTATCTGGTTCTGATATGGCTCAAATTGGATGGATTGAAATTACAACTGAAGACGGCGGAACAGGATACCTATGGTACCTAAAATCTGAGCATGAAACAAGACTACGTTTTGATGATTTCTTAGAAACAGCAATGATTGAAGCTGTACCTGCTGAGCAAAACTCAGGTGCTGCAGCCATTTTAGGTAGTGCTGGTGGTGCTGCTAATCCAGGAGCTGGATCTGATGGTATTTTTTATGCTGTACAACAAAGAGGTAATATCTGGGACGGTGGAAACCCAACAGTATTGGCTGACTTTGATAATGTAATTAGTCGTTTAGACAAGCAAGGGGCAATTGAAGAAAACGTAATATTCGTTGATCGTCAGTTTGCTTTTGATATTGATGATATGTTAGCTGCTCAAAACTCTTACGGAGCTAATGGTACTTCATTTGGTCTTTTTGACAATGACGAAGAAATGGCGTTAAACTTAGGTTTCTCAGGATTCCGTAGAGGTTATGACTTCTACAAGACTGACTGGAAATACTTAAATGACCCAACTATGAGAGGTGGACTTCCAACAGGAGCAGGATCAGGACGTGTAAACGGTCTACTTGTACCAGCTGGATCAACTAGTGTTTATGACCAAATTCTAGGTAAA